CATATTTTTATTTCACCACGACTAGCTTTCAATAGATTTCACATCCTTTACTCTAAAGTATCAAAATAAGCTACGGACAGTTAATTAAAACTGTCCGCAGTTTTAATTAAAAAATACTAAACTTCCTAAATGAGTAGTTCTTCTTTTCTTTCTTCTTTCTTCCTCTTGTTTTACATAATACATTCCATACTCAAAAGCAGAGAATTTATCTTTAGGTATTGATTTATTACTTTGTTTAAGTATAATATTAACACCTTCATTATCCTCAACAAGATTCATCATCTGATCCTTTAAAATCGTTGTTTGTTGATAAGGCATTAAATATTCATTTCTTTCATCAGGTGACATATTTTGACCAACTTTTGTTTCAAGTAGTTTGGCTTTTGCAGTTTGTTCATCAATTAAGAATTTTATCTTTCCGCTATTAATTTGTGTCTGAACATAGGCATGAGCTTCAGTATTAATAGGTGCATTAGCTTTAATTAAATAAAGAGCATCTTTTTCCATATCATCTGTTCTATATTTTTTATACTCTTGCCCAGCTTCTTCATACGTTCCGCCTTCTACTCCAAAAGGTGGTAATATATCACCAGTCTCGGGATCAATTTGTGATTTAACCATATAATCAATTAAACCTACACCAAGACCATTAGCATCAATAGAAATGCATCTTGCTTTATATTTATAATATAATTTTTTTATATAAATAGCTTGTTCTTCAAAGTGTTCCGCATTTAAAGAATATAAACATACTAAACCTTTTAAAGCATCTCCTTGCGGTTGCGGATTTACCTTAATAATAGAAATTTCTGAATTACATCCCCGCCTACCAACATCAACGCCTAATACATAATAAGTAAACTTATTTTGTCTATTGGATGGAGCTGCTTCATATTCAGGTCTTTGCATAATTCTATATTTTTCAAATACATCACTCGAATAATACGCGTTTTCAACATCTCCTGACCAAACACTACCATACTCACGGTCAAAAGAAGACTCATTATAAGTTCCGTTAAGTTTCATTTCTTCAACCATGTCGGACTTAACGGCACCTTCAAGAATAGCTAACTTATAATCTCCACCTAATACCATATACTTATCGGGGAATATAATTGAATTAATCAATATCTCAATAAGTTTTTGATATGCGAATGAATTTTTCCAACCCGCAGAAGTAATATAACACTGACTCTGATTGACAACTTCATCAGGATCAGTACCCCATGCGCCAGGTAAATTTCTATCTACATTAGTTGTAGGAATAATGATCTCGTTCAAAGGTGTCTCTTCAACTAGAATAACTTCCTCTATAACCCCGCCATGACGACGCTGACCACGAGTAGATTCCCTTGCCGCCAATATATCAAGCTCAGAACCATTTTTAAATATATATTTAACACTATCTTTTGATTTAGTTGTTTTACCACGCTCCCAGTTTATTTCTTTGCTTAAGGCGGGAATTAGCTTACATATCTCTTCGACTTTAGATATCGTGATCAATGCAGCCTGCTCCTTGCCGCCCGTAGTAACGAAAACCTTACTCCCCGGGAACAAGATCGCTTTTAACATTAGACCCATAATAGCTAAAAAGGATTTACTAAAACCACGAGTAAAGGTGCAATAGACATACCTATGTCGCATAATACTTCTTAAAAATATTCTTTGAGTAAAACGAAAAGAGAACCCGCAATCAGGTCCTTTTATATCATCTACGAATATATCAGGATACTCTCGATAAAAAGAAATTTTAGATCGAATTTCATCAATATTTTCCCTTAATCTTTCTTCTGAGACCTCTTCTTTAACAACCGAATTTCGGTCAGAAGATAGGTCTAATAAGGCTTTAAGACTCATCTTCTGACTCCTCCTCTATAAAGTTAGCTTGATCTTCTAATTTATCTTGATGTTCTGCTTCTTTTAGCTCTAAGAAATCTTCGTCTTTTAATGGAACATAATCTAATCCCATTTTTTCGGCTTCCGCCAAATCTGCAGCATGCTCTTCCGCGCTCGCTCTTCTCTTCAAGTAATTTTCTATCTGTTGTGCTAAAGCAGTATCAGATTCAATTAATTCTCTATTATAACGTTTTAGATTATTAATTGCTTCATCAATAATATCGCCTTCATAATCAAACTCATGACGACCAATCTTACCTTTTTCCTTTTCTGCAAAGAATACTATTTGTCCAACAGAATCAAACTCTCCGCTCTTTTCTTCTTTTCTTTGAGCTTCTGTAAATTTTGCGGATTTCATCATTGCGTCATATACCCTAGATAATTTCTGGTAAGTATCAAAATCACCGGAGTCAATAGCTGCGTTCATCTTTAAAGATGTTTTACATATCATTAAAAGTGTATCTATACGTGCCGCACCTTGAATATCAAAAGATTCCATAAAATCATTATATTTCTTTTCTAGCCATACCCAATCTGCAGCAGTATAAAATCTACCCCACTTCATAGCTAAGTATAATTTATCCTCTTCTGTTAGTTCTGCACCTGGATCTGGCACATCAATAACTTCATATGGATGTTCATTTTCTGGGTAAGGACTAGCATTTCCGAATCCTCCAGTTGGACCCGATTCCGCCTTGGAGGCGCCTCCCGCATCCAAAAATTGATCCTCTAAAGACTTAGGAGGTTCAATAACAGGGTTAATATCTAAATAAGTTTTATATTGTGCTTCAGATATTTCACCATTTTCATAAGCTTCCTTAATGGATTCTTGCTGCTCCTTTAAGGCTTGCCCTTCCGCAGAATCTTCAAATTTTTTATTTTTCTCTTCTAATTCTTTTTTTATTTTTTCAGTATCCGCCCAATGATAATTTTTCCATTGCTTTAATTTCATTTGAGCAAGATATTTACCAAAAACAACAGCATTACCTTTGGTCATATTATAAGCTGCAGATTCAGGATCTTTACTTCCGCTTAATTTAGCTTTATTATAAGCTTTAGTAAATTCTGCCTCCCGCCTCCGCTTCCATTCTTGAGGTACGAATGGAATATCAAATTTTTGCATAATCCAAAGAAACGTATCTTCTTCATAAGTATTAATATGCATTGTTAAACAAGATTTACATATTTCACATTTAGTTCCATTTGGATATGTATAGAAATTGGTTTCCGCCATTGTCTTTTGGCACTTAGGACAAAATAAACCCATTTCCGAACACTCCTTTACTTCTTTTTATTTCTACATTCTTTACATATAGAATATAATCCGTCTTTACTGGTACTATTCTTTGAAAAGAAGAAAGGATGACCTAATTTAATTTGTCCACATCTATTACATTTTTTCCAATGACCTTTTTCTTTAAAGGTATAATGCCAAATTAAATATTGCTTCTGAGCTTCTTCTACAATAAGTTTAGGAATTTTCTTACGCCATAAAGAAGATAAGTATTCAACAGTGTGTTTTGTGCCATGCTTTTCATATAATAATTCTTGTATTTCTATATTAGTTCTGCCATCTATTTTATAAATCATTAAATCATATAATAGCGGGTAATCTTGCTTTAATGCGGCATCCGCTAATGCCTCAAAGTCTAATAACATCCATTTCGCATCTTCATGTAATTTTTCATATGAATCTTCTTTTATTTTTGAATAATTACATAAAATTGCGGAAACGTGTGCTTCATTAAAGAAATTGACTAAACCCGTGCTATGCGGAAGTTTATCATCTCCTATTGTGATGGTTTCCGCAAGATCAATTTTTGAGAACCCGCGAATAAGATTCATAGCATAAATAGGTTTTTTGTATGCACCTTTAATTACATATTGGTCTTTCCGCATTTGAATTAATTGTTCGGTTAATAGTTTTTTGCGGCGGCCGGTGGCTTCTTTCTGCATTTTTTCAACTTTTAAAATTTGTTCATGTAACTCCCGCAAAGGCGGGATTGTGTCTAAATCTTCTTGTGTAATGCAGGTTTTAGGTTGAAATATTATATTTTTGTCATTAGCAATCATGGAATAAATTCCATCTTCACCATTTTCTAATTTGCCAACTAGCCCCTCGAAAGAGGTTTCCCGCTCATCCATTCTTTTTTTTCTATTTTGGGTTATAATTTGATCTGATTTTCTACGTTCTTCTTTTGTTTTTGGAGATAATATGTATTCTGCTAATCTTTCTAAATAATATGAAGATAACTTTTCAGGAGGAGTGTTGGCTAAAATTTGTTTAACGTGTTCATTGCGGGCTTCAGGTGTTTGTATACTGAAGTCCATTACATATTCTTTAGTTGATTCCATTTTTTTCACTCCTTTAATTATATTATACCAAAAAATTTCTCGTTTGTCAAATTTGTCTAAAAAAATTATGCAAATAACGACAACGAAGGTTTTTGCAGGTATGGGTATAAATTTTTTGATGGCGGATTCGGTTTTTGATTTTTAGTAGAAAATCCTATTTTTCGTTTTATAGAAATGAAAAAAATTTTTGGTGCGGGGGGTGGGGAGCAAATCTCATTTTCAAAAAAATTCTTAAAAATATCCTAAAACCCCACTCCCCACTACCATACCGAATAAATTTTTCTAGTAATTGGCTAGCTTAACACAATAGTCAATGCCATGTTTTCATTGAGCACGCTCCGTAAAATCATGTGTTATTTTAAATCAATTTGTTATCAACATCCGCACAAACAAAAGAAAGAATTATAATAAAACAAAAGAAAAGAATAAAATAAATGAACAAACAAAACAAAAGAAAGAACAAATAAAACAAATAAATAAAATAAAACACATAACATATTAATACATAATATTAAATAAGAATAATGAATAACATTAATGATAACAATAGAATAACATAATACAAATAATACAATAATCACAACAGACAGAGAATAAATAGATGGCGGGTTCGCTTGCTCCTTGCGCCGAGGGCGGACGTATTATCACGCGCGAGGCCGTGAAACGGGTGTTATTATAACGCACGTTATTTTTAAAACCAAATTTCAAATGTTATTATAACACATGCTATCCCATTACTCCAGAAGATGCCATAACACGCGCTATGTAATTCACCAGCTGGATCCAGAACACGTGTTACTTAACCGATTTCCGCATCTTTTCAATCTTTTGTGAATTTTGCACAATTTGATCATTTGACTTTTGTGCAATATTTAGTGAAAAAAATTTGATTTATTTGTTGACAATCAAATCATTTTAGTGTATCATTAAATCATAGAAAAGAGGTAACGAAGTCAAGGGTCAAACTTAAGACGGATACAAAACTACGTTTTAGGTTTGACCGACGGATAACCTTTAAAAGAGAGGTAAAAGAAAATGATTAGAACAGAAAAACTTCCTAAGAATGTAGTATTTGTAGGTAATGAGAATGGCTTTAATTATTTTGTTTCATTAATTGATGGCACTATTTACGAAGTAAAAGAGAGGTAAGAAAAATGAAAAATTTTATTTGTATAATGTCAGTATTAGCAGGTATGTATTTGGGTTTTCTCTTTGTCAATGGTCAGTATGTAAAAAAGTGTGTTGTGGTTGATGTTAACAATGGAATAGTAACAGTTCAGACAGAACAAGGTGATTATTTTGAATTTTTCGGTGATGGATTTGTCGCAGGTGACAACGTAAAAGTCACATTTAACGATAATGAAACAATTGGAATAAGTGATGATTTCATCATTGATTGTGAAGTTTGCACAAATCAGATCTAAAAGATTTGTGCAACTTTACCTATTGCAATCCTCTATAATTGTGCTATACTATAATCAGAAAGAGGGAAATAACAAACCGGATTCAAGAAAGAGAGGAAAACACCATGACAAATTACAAGGTTATAATCAAGACAAACAACATGACACTCGGATACGTAGTAAAGGATAGCACCGACACTGACGACGCAATGGTAAGAGCGGTCAGGTCAGCCAAGTTTGAGTGCGGAATCACTGCTGAAGAGATTCTTGAGGTAATAGTCAAACCTTTATAAGGTTTGACTATTATTAAAATATAACATACATTATAATAACAGGCGTTTTTCGTCAGCGCGCTCTCGATCGCAGAGTTCTCGGAGCGCGCTGCATTTACCATTATACCAGGTCTACCAATTTTTTGAGTCCAAAAATTGGGACATTTAATTTTTTTCATGTGTCCTATTTTTAGGACAGTTACCGGGACAAGACGTGTTATAATAGTATCATCAAAAAAGAAAGAGAGGTATTCAAAATGTTTAAATATAACATGACTATCGACAACGAATCTTACAAGGCACTGTTCACTGACCACATAGAAGCCGCTGATTTCATTGATGATGTAGCCACTGAAAGTGAAGTTATTGTACTTGACTTTACTGAAGTAACGATAGCTGGCATTATTGCTGATAATGATTTCGACCATGCTTACAAAGTTGAAATGATAGCTTCAATGATAGCACCCAACATTATTTTTGAAAAATGGTCACAGGCAGAGGATTTTTTGAAAAGTCAAAAAATTCTCTAAATGTCCAATAAATAACCCTGATAAATCTTACCAGTATGATACAATAATATCATCAAAAGAAAGAGAGGTAATAAGAATGAAAAATTACAAAGTGATACTGATGAGCAAGAGAGATTATAACAAATACATGGCAGGCAATAATCAGATAACCGCTATTGGACAGCTTGAGGTTTATGTAGAAGCAAACACTAAGGCAGAAGCTCTTACAAAAGCTAATGGATACAGAAATAAAGTTGCCACAATAGCTATAGAGCTGGGTTAATCCCGGCTCTAAAGTTTTGAGCAGCGCGCTGACGATTGCTTCACATCGTCAGCGCGCCGAGTT